GTGCTCTTCTGCTTTCAGTTTATCCAGTGAAGCTGTATCAGTCAACGTATCAACAAAGTAATACTCATCTGCTACCTTAGTAAGAACATAGCTGTAACTGCCTGCGTGTTCGTTATAAGTATTGATTCTAAATTCAATATCATCAAAATCATTCACTATATTTTCATCAATTACATTCTCAAACTTCAAGTCTTCATCATACGTTTCATCATTAAAAATATCCTTCACATAATCAGATGTAGTATATTTCAATTTAACATCATTAATGTGAAATGAATTACACCTGACAGGTTCTTTATCGGTACGTCTCATAGGAGTAGTTCCAAGTTGATTAGGAGCGTAAAGTTCAAATGTCAATTCCCCTAATGTCATTTTATCAGATGGCAATGAAACGGCAACACCATCTTCACTTTCTGCCAGATTCATACGCCACGAAACTGTATTAGTCAATGAATAATCAGTATCAAACACCTTATCCCCTACTTTATTCTTATGCACCAGATAAAAGCAGTCTTGCAATTTACATTCATCATAGAACCATTTCTCGACAAATACACGTTCATTACTGCTATTCGTATATGAATACACATAATTTCTATCTGCATATCCACCGCTATACTTTTCACGTCCAGAAATAGAATCATATTCCCCTTTAGTAACAAATCGCCAGTAGCCGTATTCATCCAGATACTTATACCAAGTTGCACCTGCCCAAGTATTTGGACCGTTACATATCTTATAATAATTCCTTGCAACTTTATTATGATACTCTTGATAATTAACCCATCCATCACCATCATAGTACATCTTATCACCAATTGCAAGTTTACATTTAAACATCGTATCCGTGAATCCTGTGGAATATTTACCATCATAGTATTGTTCATCAGATGTTACAATACATTCTGCTGCATTCCAATCACCAGACAGTCTATAATTTATATCAATAATGAAAGTTCCACCTTTGACTGCTATAGGCAGCTTATTTTTCAATGACAATTGAACTCCGTCTGTTGTTTTCCATCCCATCAGACCGTAATCACTTATCGTAAAATATGTCTTCCAATTTAAAGAAGAAGGTTCATTGGCAGTCTCATAATATGCTGCCTTTTGCCAGTAGCTGCCATTTGATGCAGCATTATCTGGAGTTACTTCTTCTATCGGTTCTATTGGTTTGTTAATCTCAAAAAGATATGGCTTATTCCAATCCCAATTATTCTTCGATTTAAAGAAAGCATTCAATAATGTATAATTCTTACCACTAATATCCCTTGTCGATTCATAATACTTATTTGCGTCTACATTCTGATTTATAATATCATCCTCATCATTCCATTCAGGAATTATAGTATTATTAGAATTTGAATTAGCAACTACCACCACTTTATTATATAGCTCACCAATGGCTATACTAGCATTACTTTCATAAATATTCTGATTAACATTAATAATGGTGTTATCAAGTGTTACCACCGTATTACTATCATCTGACAGGGTATATTTAGTATATGAATTGATATTCTTAATAATATCATAGTCCACGAAATAAATAGAATCACCATAATAATAGCAAGTCATACCCAGATACCTTGCAATATATTCTAATACGTCTTTACAGTTCTCTGCTTCATTCGCTTCATCGAAGAAATTTCTATCTAGGATGAATAAGTTATTTAGTAAATCAGTAGTATCATTTATCTTCTTTGCGTTGTGTACATAGACATTCTTTATTAATCTATTGGAATCAATCTGGCTTATGATATGTTTGATTACCTGATAAAAAGACACTATAGACTGCTTTTCATTTAGATAGGTGTAGTTATAGTTACTAAGAGATGAAAGAATATCATTAAACTGCAAGGATAACAAATTATATTCTTCATTATAATCCGTACTGTAAAGACAGGGGACTGAATAACCACACCACAATAAAGAACCATTCTTTGAGATAGTACAATATATCTGGTTTCCTAATGCTGTGTAGAGATTAGCCAGTACCTTAGTTGTTAAGACATTAATCTGGCAATCTGAACATTTGATTGGTTTGAACACATCGTCATCTGATTCATAGTTAATTGAAACTGCATCAGCAGAACAAAGTAATTCAGAAGCTATCAAAGTTCCTCCTGAATCCCTGTATATTTCAATATTGATAGTATTCTCATCTATATCCTTAAAAGATGAGTTATATATTAATTGATATCCCATTATGTCAGTCTGTTTATTCTGTTATTGTGTTGTTTTAAAACTCCAACCAGTGCTTTATCTGAAATCTTAAATTCAACTTCTCCAGACATAGCACCTCCTTTTACAGATGAACCACCGTCTAATAGGTTGAACAAATTGGACTGCTGACTTTTATTCAGAATCATTTCACCACTATTCACCCTAGCCAGTACCTTATCACCAAAGAAGGAACTGCCATCAACTACACCACCATTAGCAAATTGTGGCATAGTGGCAAAAGCTGCTATTACAGAAGCTACAGCAGCACCAGCCAACAGCCAACCTACTACAGGTGTTTGCGTGGCACTGGCTACGGCATTTCCTATAGATTCCGCTTTCTTTGCAGCAATAAGAGCTTCTATAGCAGGAATAGCAGTACCTATAGCTGTCATTAAATTAGCACTCCAAGTTAACCAAGCAGAAGCACCTTCATTTGTCATTTGGGATATAGAACCCATAACAGTAGCAATAGCACCTAATGAAGTTGCATAATCATTATTGACTTTTACATCTTCTTCTGTTACTAATGGAGTAGTCAGTTTACCTATATCCTTTGAATCAAATCCTTTAACGGATGGAATACCAGCAGGTTTTAATTCTCCCTGCTCCCTACTGTTATACTTAGCAGTAATATTTAGAACTATTTTCTTCTGTTCCAGTTCCTGTATCAGTTTTAGTGCAGATACTCTGGCTTCGTCAGTGATGGCATTGGAGTACTTCTTTCTAGCTTCCGTTATCAGTTTATCCAATTCAGCAACAGAACCAGCAGGAATTACTTCTTCTGTTTTTACCTTATTATTTCCTCCAGTAGGTTTAAGGCTATTCTGTAGTTCCAATGTGCGTTTATCAAAATCATACATACGCTTTTTCAAATCATAAGCATATTCATAGTTTTTAATCATTTCACCTCTGTTGGCATCATTATCCTGATTCAAGAAATTCTGCTTTTCAAGTTCTGAATTTTGCTGTTTGAATAGTTCCATTTGTTGCTTAATAGAAGACAGTTTTTCCCTCATCTGTTTTTTGGTTTCACCTGTCCATTCATTAGTATCACCTCTGGTAGAATTGCCTTGTATTTGGTTTATTTCCTTTTCGTATGCCTTTAACTGGTCTTGATACTCCGTTAATGCTCTTTTCTCATTTCTAGATGAAAAATCATTATTATTGATTGATATATATTTATGTATATCATTAATATTAAAGTCTTTTCGTCCTGTTCTAATATTCAATGATTGAATAAGTTCTTCTTCTGCACCTCCCAAAACATCAGTAACATCTATTTTAAAATCTTCCTTCAACTTTTGCAAGTCTTTAAATGCCTTTTCCCGTTCTTGCTTGCTTTTGGTGGTATCCCTGATTATAGATTCATATTTCGTAAACTCCGTTTCAAAAACCTTTGTATTGAATCCCATTGACAACTTAGCATCATTCAACGAATCACGCAATGCTTCAAGTTCTTTCAAATTCCTTATTGTAGAAAGAACACCGTTATTAAATGCTTCAAAACTGCCAGCAGACATAGACTGAAAGAATAAGTCTACAGTTCCTTTACAAGAATTTAATGTATTGTCCCATTCATCATTAGTAGCCTGTGAGCTTCTTATTATCTTCATAAAAGCGTCACTGGCAGTAGTTGCAATTCCAATACCAGCAGCAAACTTTCCTATAGTACCTACTATATTGCCTGTTATCTGTTGAAACTCCTGTACTTGCCTGCTGCTCCTGACTATGTTATTATTAAAACCAGATGAATCAAGTAATAGTCTGGTTACTAAATCAGCCATATATATTTAGTTTTGTGTGTTTATAAATTGATTAGCTTTAGCCTGTAGTCTGGCTATATCGTCTTTACTGATAGAAGTATCTTTTTCTTTGGCTTCATCCCAATCAAACTTCATAATATCAGTAGGTGATAACTGCTTGGTACTGTTAGTTTGGGCTATGATATAGCTTATCATCCTAGCCTGTTCCCAGCCAGTCTTATTCTTATGTTGCAGATTCTCCAAGACTGCCTTCACTTCATACATCTGCATACTGTCCAGAAAATAATCAGGTGCTATACCTGCTTCCAGAACTACTAAAGCATATAGTTCACTAATCGTTACTTTTTTTTTGAATCTACAGTATCACTAATGAATGCAGACTGCTTTTCCATCTCTTTAGAAAGAAATTCCTGTAGCTGGATAACTAAGGCTGGTTCATCATCGCATTCATTAATAAAGTCCTCGAATGTCATTTGCAAATCTGAATTATTGGCTACCAACAGACTATAATAAAACAGGTAGTAATCCGTCAGATTCTCCAATCTGAATATCTTGCCTGTTATCTGTTCAAATACGAACATAGCCCTGATAGTATATCGTATATTATATGCAGTACCTTTAATTTGAATTTCCATAGTATATAAATAAAAAAGGGGAAACTGCAACAGCTTCCCCAGTGAATATATTACGCTACTTTAGGCGATAAAGCCCCTGTTCCTTCCAGAGTAACAGAGTAAGTAGCATTATCATTATCTGGAGCATTAGCAGTAATACTGGTGATAACTACCTTACCTGTATATCCACCGCCAGCAGTCCAGCCATCGGCAGGCATACCTGTGTCACTATCTGCATTGGTACATACAGCAAAAGCAACAGTAAGTTCTTCCCTGCTTATCCAGCTATTTACTAAAGCATTAAAATCTTCTACACTATATAAATTGTCAGTTGTAAGTGACCAGCTTAATTTGCTTACCGCTTTACTAGTCCATTTGCCACCGTCTTTTGATGAAGTTTCCAAAGTGTTTCCAGTTAAGGAAAGCTGGCAACTGGTTGAAAATGCCAATGCTTTATAAGCAGTACCAGCACCAGTTGTATCTTTAAAAATCATCAGGTCATTACCTCTAAGTATTTTGTTTGCCATTTGTGTTTATGTCGAATGTTAAATTCTGAATGAATGTATCTTCTATATAATCCTCATCTGCGTTTGTCATTCTAATATCCTGTATGTTAATACCAGAATAGATTCCCCTCTTACCTTGTAAGGCATCCTTTACTAAATCAGCTATTTCTATGCTTTCATTATACTTATCAGAAGCTATAACTACTTCTACA